GTTCAACTAATGTTCTGTTTCCTCCCGAAAAAACATTTATATTTTTCTTTTTAGTGGCATTTATATTAAATCCTTTTCCTAATATCTTTTTCTGGCTTATAAACCTTTTAGTTATTATATTTATGTTTGTTGCAACTCCTCTTTTTGGTCCTTGTCCTGTTGCATCTTGTAATAGTTCTTTTGGTATATCTTGTACTACTTCATAAGCTGCTATAAGTTTAGCAATTTTAGCTATTATAACATCTAAATCTTTTACAGTTTTTATTCCTGCTCTGTCAAAAGCTTGTTGTTGTTCATCGGTTGCACCAGCTTTCACAGGACTTATTATAGTTTCATCTTTTAGTGCTCGATTTTTATCTTTTGCGCTTTGTTGTATTCCTGCTTTTAATTCTTTTAAAGAAACTAAAACTTCTGTCATCATCTGAGTTATTGGAGTTACATTTAAATGTCCTAAATCACTACCTCTATTACTATAACTTCTGTATCCTGCTGAAAGATTATTTACTTTTTGTCTAAGTCTATTAAAAGTATTTTTTATAGGTTCTCCTTCTACATTTCCTAGAGCTGGGTTAGTTGTTTTTGCAATAACCGGGCCTCCTCTTCCTCCATAAGCTCGCATATCACTATCTTGTAAATCACCGCTCTGAAGACCTCTTCTTACTAAGGCACCTGCATTTACCCTATCTCCAATACCTCTATCTACTGCGCTTTTTTCTCCCTTACTTGCAAACTTATCATAAAAGTCAGGAAAAATTTGCATAAATTCAGTTAAATTAGCAGCAACGTTGATACTCTCTAGCATAACTTTATTAAACTTAATAAAATGTTCATTGTGTGCATTCATATGTTTACGCACATTTTTAAGATGGTCTCTTTTAAAAACTGCATTCATTCTGTCAGCTGACTCTCGTATTAATCTAGATACATCTACAGGCATTATTTATACAGTTTATAGAAATCAAGAATCCTTTTTATGTGGTCAGGAAACCCAATGTTTTCTCTTAGGCTGGTAGTAACTTGGTTACTAATCTGAGCACCACTTATAGAAAGTCTTTCTTTTCTTTCATCTTTTAAGTAATATTTTACTAAGTCAAAAATTGCTAGTTTTAAATCTCCAGGAGTACTTGCGTATCCTGCTTTGTAAACTACTTTTACTGCCTTTCTTCCTTTTGGAAAAAATTTATCTGCAGTATCTTCTGTTCGAAAGATAGTGTCTGTTTCTTCGTCAACAGTAAATTCAAATTTGCCACTACCATCAGAATTTTCGGATATGAGGGTCACATATGAAGCTGATTGACTATCTCTTTCTTGTACAGAAGTTATAGCTACTATTGGACTTTCATCTAGCATTATAGCATTAGTATGATTATCTTTTATATCGAAGAACTCCGTTTTAGCAGAGTTAAAAAAGTCTACAAACGAAGTTCCACAATATGTTTTTACAGCTTGGCTCACAGACGGAATGATAACATTCAACTTCGCATCTTCCGATACGCCGTTGAGCCCAGCAAAATCTTTATACTGTGCTAATGTTATCAAATTTGTTCCGCCTTGTGATACTGCCATAATTATAAGTGAGGGGATAAGGCTCCCCTCGAGCCATATCAATCTATTAGTTAGATTTGTATTTAAGAGCTTGTACTGAGTCAGCACCATCGATTAGGTCTAAGAAACCTATTCTTTGAGAAGCCACTAGGACTCTTCTTTGGTTTTCGACATCGTAGTCAGATTCTACTGTAACACCTCTTAATCTAGGCATTACGTAGTTTCTTGGGTATACAGCTACTGCGTTAAATTTAGAGTGAGCTTTAGCAGCGAACTCATCACAGATAAGTACTCTTGAACCAAATACTTGCCCGATTTCACCACTTAGCTTAGTAGCCATGTCACCAACTAAGTTCACATCTTGGAACTCAGCATCATTTAACAAGTCATAGTACACATCTTGAGATACTATGTAAACTACTTCACTTGGATTAACACCATATTTACCCATTGCTTTTCTTAAGCTTAGTAAGTCAGCTGCAGTAACAGCATCAGTAGCAGCAAATGTACCACTTGGCTGTGTAGTGTTTGAATCGTTTGCCGCTAAGTGACAAAGTCCTTCAAAAGATGCTCCAGAAGTTCCGAATGCACCATCAGCGTCATCTCCTACTAAGATAGCATTTTCAATTGCTCTAGCATGAGACCTAACCATTGACTCTCTAATTAACGGAAGAATAGGCAAGATTGCATCTTCTTCAGTCTCATTACCAATGAATGATTTAGAGATTAATTTTTTAGTTGAGAGTGTTCTCTCAGTCATGTCAATACCGCCAGCTGAACCTGGGTTGTATGCATCACCTCTTTGAGCCAAGTTACCGTGTGGTGAAGAACCACTAGCAGCTTGGTTTGCAGTAAATTCTGCATATCCAGAGTCTGGTAAGATTGGAATGATTTGAGTTGCAGAAGTCATTGGTATCTCTCTAAATAGAGGTGCTAATACTAATTCATTCTGAATATCTCTTTCAATGTTAGTTGAAACAACTTGCTCAAAATCAGCGGATGAAACAGCAACACCAGACATGGCATTTACTTTTTCCATTACGCCTTTGGCTAGATTAGTTTCAAATCCTTTTCCAGTAGCTAAACCTAACATTTTTGCGTCCATAATGTCAGCTTCAAATGCTTTTCTCCAGTCACTGTTTCCTCTGTCAGAGAAAATCCTTTTAGATTCTCTCATAGCTTCTATTTCAGCACTTCTGTCTTTTAATTCAGTTTCTAAAGACTTAATTACAGTCTCTAAATCTTCGTGCTTTTCTAGAACTCTTTCTTCGACATCAGAAACTAGCTTTTCAGCTCCAGTCATAACTGATGTTACAACTGTTTTCTGTTCTTCCTGCTTTGCTTCTTCAGCAGCCTTCACTTCAGCTTCTTCAACAGATTTTTCTTCCGCCTCAGCAGCTTCTTTTGCTTTCTGCTCAGCTTGTTGCATAGCAATTTTAGCAGCAGTATCTTCTGCTACTTGTTTTGCAAATGCTTCAAGGTCAAAGCCTTCAGGAGTTGTTTTATTGTCTTCAGACATATTTTTCTCCAATTTTGAGGATTTCTCCTCGCCTGGCTGCTCAATTTCAACAGCGTCTGCTGAGTCCATTGAGTTAGCCTTAACAAAATTCTTCTTAAACTCCTCGTAGTCCTCTATATTATCAAAAGACTTTGCTAGAGAGAATGTTGCTCCCTGATTGCAAGGTACTGATACTACAGAAACTTCAAAAAGTTCAGCGTCCTTTATCTTATATCCGTCGGTTTCGGTCATATAATCAGCGTCCTTTACTCTGAAACCAACAGAAAAAGCTCCAAGGACACCATCTTTAATTAAATCTTTAACATCGCCCGCTGCTTTAGATATCTTCGCTGAGATATCTAATCCTTTATCATTCACTTCTAAACCTGTTGCTCTTCCAATAGGTTTATTATAGTCGTGATTAAACAATATAATAGGATTATTTTTAAAGTTTTCTAAACCACCTTTAGTCCAGGCATCGCTTTCGATAATATCTCCAGCTCTATCAAGACCATTAGTACTAGCAGACCCTTTAATGTCTATACTACCATCATCTTGTTCGCCTAAATTTTTAAAAGTAGAAGTATAATGAAATATTTTATTCATACTTAGTCTCCTTTCTTTTTAGTAGCTTTTGCAACTGTTTTCTTTGGTGCAGCTTTTGGTTTGTTAATTGCATCTACCATTTCTGGTAGGTTGTAATTTAACATGCTGACCATACGAGCCCAAGAGTTAAAAGTTCTTTTAACTATTTGTACTCTAACAGGAGCGTCATTCTGAGCTTGATACTCTGAAATAGAAAGAATTTTTCCTTTCTTTTTAAAGTATTCGCCAAGAACTGTTAATGTTTTCATTTTAGGATTCGCCATCTATATTCTCCTCGTCTTGTGGTGGTCTTCCACCTTCTTCGGGATTTACCGCAGAACCTGCTATATTAGCTGGAACTCTTGGTTCATCAAATCCATCAACTGGTTCTTTGCCTAGTGCTTCTCTTGCTTCATTTGGGCTAATAATACCTGTATTAACAAGAGTTGCATAGTAGGCAGCTTGGTCTCTTAACTCAGGTTGTAACGCAGGAATCCTTGTTACATCTTCTACAAGTTCGAAACCAAAGAATCTTTCAAAAGCATATGCAACTTTTCTAACTATAGGCAATATAGTTTCAAGATAGTAAAGTCTGTGATTCGGTCTAATATTAGCATTATTACCACCGTCCATAAGGATTGGTGGTATTCCTAGTGCTTCTAGTATAACTTTTTCATTTGCTTTGCAAGATTCCTGAAAGTCTAATTCTTTAAAGTTTACTTTAGTTAAATCATCAACTTCAAGTCCACCATCTAGAATTAAAGGTCTTTTACCTCCAGTTTTAGGATTGTATCTCATACTCCAAGCTTGTAACATTCTTTCTTTTATTTTTTCAGAAAGAGTATTTGGACTTTTTAGTACTAATCCAGGGACTGCTCCATTTTTAAAGAAGTTATCTTGAAAACTTCTCATATTGTCCAAGAGAACCATTGTT